ACACCAACAGCAATATTATCAATATACTTTTCTGCTTCATGGGTAATATAAACTACATCGCAATTCATATTGAAAATCATCCTCATTAAAGTATCGAATGTTTTATTCCTATTACCATACTGAAACGGCATAATCTTTGTCACCACTCTTGGGTTAGGATTAACTTTTAACATACAACTTTCAAACCAAGTATCGACGCCATCTATGACGAATACAATATCTTCACCTGCTTCCATTTGTTCTTTAGCAAAGGTAATAAAATCCTCGGAATTTTTTTCACTTTTATCAAAATCTATAATGTTATCTTTTCGCATTACAATAGGGCAATATACATTGATTCGTTCTGTTGCATCATGACAGGTTTTATGTGTTGAATCTGCGCCATTATCCCAATCAAGAACATAAATGTTCTTATCGGGGAAGTCTAATGCAATTCCTGTTTTTCCGGTTTTGGGTTCTCCCCAAATACCTAATACCAATCGTGGTTTTCGTTGCGCTCTTTTTTGAGCCATCAATTCTTTAAAATTTGTTTTTTCTTTCTTATTCCCTAGCAAGCCAATCACCTATATCATTTTCATCTATATCTACATCTTTACCATTAGCGGCACACCAAGATTTGATAATACCAAGTAGTTCATTCTTCGATGAGCAAATAAACCTTGTTTCCTTAGTTCCAATGTGGAACTTCATAAAGTATTCACCCTTCCTTTTATCATTTTCATTCCAAGTTAAAAAGTCAACCTTTTGCAAATCTGCAATATAACTTTCTCCCTTTAGAATGAATTTATTTTCTATTACATCATTCATTTATTTTTCCTCCTTAGAGAGTAGGCATCGCACCTACCCGAATGTCATTCATTGGAATACACTTACACACGCACTTAAGAATATTAGTTTAACTTACTCAAAACCAATCGTAAGATTCTTCAACCGGAGAATTGACTTCAACCGGAGAACCTCGCTTTTCAGTCACAAGAACTGCTGATACATTGATAGTCACAGGTTCTGCAACGCCATCAATCATTCTTTGAGAAGTTCTACCAACAACAATAACTGAAGAACCAATACCAAAATCAATATCAATGTGTTCAGGAATCCAACAAGTAGTCATGTTAGATTCATTCTCGTAGTCAAATTCAGCATTCAAATCAGTAATATTCAAAATACGATTGCCGTTTGAAGTAGGCATCATATTCATATTACACACAGTACCATCGGTGACGACAAAGCGTTCCTTTGAAGGAAGAGTTTGCATTGTGATATGCGCCCTATCAATTTCAACTAATGGTGATAGATGCTTTTCATACGCTTGAGCAAGCGTACTAACAAAGTCAAATTCAGAAACATCTCGATAGTCTGAGTTTTCTGGGTCCAATTCAGAATTGGCAATTAGACTGTTCTTTGTTGTCATAGTCATTCCGTAGAGATTAGTTCCGTCATCGGAAGGAATTGCAACAAAGTGCATGAACTCATAACAATTAGGAGTAAATTCAACTCCGCCTTGATTCTTGTATGAGAATTGATATGACTTCATTTCGCCACCATCAACACTTCCATAGAAGATACCACTTCGTCGCATTTGTTCCAAAGGCAAAGGCTTACCATAATTACGGTTTTCTCCACCATTCATGTATGCTTTGGTATTATCCAAAGGAATGACCATTACACCATCTGGCATTTCTTCCGCACCTTCCGGTAAATCAGCAACCATTCGTTCTTGATATTCACCATTATGATAACGGCTAATCATCCACTTACCCAAAGCATTTTGAGTAGCAATTGCTACATGGCCTTCATTCAAAGCATTATCCGAATCACGGTTGTATTCTTCCTTTGCTCTATTACGGTTCCAACTCATCATATCTCTTGGTGCTTCCAAAGCAACAAAGAAACCAAAGCACTGCTTAGTTAGAGAATTACTTCCAGAACTTTGCGTTGTTTGACCTTGTTTTGAGCGACGAATAACTTGTGCGGCAAAATTTCGCCAAAGGCCCAAACCTAAGTTATCATTTACCTCAATGTTATTCTCAGCACAAATGCTGGTGTATTTTTCAGTTGCTTCCTCCACAGTCATATTCATGTGTTGTGCGCTCTTTTCTATTTCGTTTTGCATTATTTCGCTTAACATATTTTCACTTCCTTTTTTTTCAGATTAGTTGTCCAACCATCCATGATAGTAATACTTTCGGAGTCATGGTAGTTGAACGATATTCGCTTTCTCCGACTGTTCTTAACAGTTTATACTTGGTAGTATTATCCAAGCCATCCGAAGCAATTACAGCATTATGCAAACCTAAACAGATTTGTTTAACGCTACGACCTTCATAAATAATTTTATGAAGGTCTGCAAGTGCTTTGTTTGGATTCTTATTTAAGATTTCAATTAGTATTTCATTGTATTCCTGATGAGATGTTTCGATTTGTTTTGATAACGAGAAGCCCGATGATTTGGCCGCTTGTATCTCAGTAATCGCCCTGCGTAAGTCACCATCCACCTCATATATGAAGGTTGCCAACTCATCATCAGCAAAGACATTTATTTGCTCTTTTTGAAGTATTGATTTGATTACTTCAAAAATGACTTCATTAGTGAGTGGCTTAAAATGATAGTTAGCACACCTGCTTTGTAATGCGTGGATGATTTTACTTCTATCATTACAAGTGATAATGAATCTAATATTAGACGCATAACGCTCCATGATTCTTTTCAGTGCGTTCTGTGCATCATTAGTCATACCATCCATCTCATCTAATAACATTATTCTAAATGCTACATCTCCTATTGTTCCACTTTGTGCAACATTTTTAATCATAGTTCTAACTGTTTCAAGTCGTCTATCATCGGAAGCATTTACTTCTACATAGTTATCTTTGAATCTATCCTTCAAGAAATCCTTCGCTAACGCAATTGCCGCACCTGTTTTACCATTTCCGGGATTTCCGTATAATAAAACATTAGGCATATTATTTTCTTCAACCCAACTTTGGGCATCCATAACAAAGTGTTCTTGTCCTACAATTTCTCCAATCTTATTGGGCCGGTATTTTTCTGTCCATAACATTTTCATCTTCCTCTTTTAATTTCCATATTGTTTGTTTGGTTTCATTACAGAAACCGTTTTTAGTTGCCATACCTCTAAGAAGCATAGCAAGTTGTGTGATAGTCGGGTTATCATGCCTTGTGTTAGTTTTCAATTTTTTTCTTCCCTTTCTATATCCTGTAATAGAAGGTCTAGTTTCTAACTCAAACATAACTTCCGATGTTGTTAGTTCTCTATTTTCTTCTAAAATAATTTTTATTCTTTCTTTAAGTCTTTTTTGTTTCATAGGTAATCCCCCAATGTTGTTTGCTGAACCTTAATAGGGTCAGTCTTTTTTCTTCTTCTCTTTTCTCCTAATTTTAGGATACGACATTCGCCGTTATTTAACTTAGATTTTGCATACGCTACAAATTCTTCGTCCTTAACAAATTGCTTAAGCAATCTTTCTTCCCCTGTTTTAATACCCACTCTCTTAATTAGTTTGGGTTTCTGTGAATACTTCCCACGCTTAGGCATTTTTACCTGTCCTAAAGTTTTACCTCCATGACAGTATGCCAACATTTCGTAAAAGTAAATCTGTGACCATCTTCGTTTAACTACACCATCAACAAATAATAATTTGTTTGGGTGCATATTCTCAACTAACCAAGACAACACTTGAGTATCGGAAGGTTTGTTGTGTTTTAATATCTTTGCCACTAAATCTCTATCTGATTCTTTTAGAAACATAGAAACCAATGAATAGGTGTCTTGGTCAAGAGTTAGAGGTTCTTGTGAGCGAGGTGCTATATCTAATACTTTCTCTCTAAGAAACTTATTAGAACCTGCTCTTTTAATCTGACACATTGCTTTAATGTCTTTAGGTACAGACTTCTCATTCAAAGAAGTGATTATAACTTGACCTCTAAACTTTCTAAGAACATTGAGAATAGCATCCTTCTTTGGTTTAATATGAATATCTTCAATAATGATACCGTTATCTATTGGTAGAGAGCCTAAATCTTTAATGTCCATTTCATCAGCATAGCAAAGAAAAGCATCGGGTAGCATACTTCTTGCCTTTGTAGTTTTACCTGTGCCTGTCTTTCCGGTTAAGAGTATTGGTCTTTTTAAATCCATTGTTGTAAATCCCAACATTAAACCCCCTTCAACTCAAAAAGTCTTTCAAGACCTTCTAATTGCAAGTGGCGACCATTGGAAACAATGTCCACACATTCTCTAAATGTAGTCCACTCATTGTTAGCATCAGGTAGTTCTTCGGGTACTAACTGCATCAACTTAAACAATGTCTTTATTCCCCCTATTCTAAGGATAGGTCTTGGCCTACCTTTATGTTCTGCTTCTTTATACTTAGAATCAATTTGATGTTGTTCAAGACTTCTCTTTATAGCAAGAAGAAAATCACTGTCTGCTCTCAAGTTAATTCTAAGTCTTACTCTATACCCTATTTGAGAAGTATCATTTTTTTCTAGGTAAATGTCAGTTTTAGACATTCCTAACATAATTCCTATTAACATATCTTTACTATACATATTCATTCCTCTTTCTTTGCATAATCATTATGGTCGGGCCAATAGCCTTCAACTTGCATATTAGTTTCCAACCAAAAGAAGTGAGCCGCTTCAATGGTATCTTTACCACGAATTACAGCATTTCTTTCAGCATTAGCAACCATGTTTCGTATGGCGGTATCTGTCCATTCCTTCAATAGCCTAATTGCACCATGACTGATTGATAAATCAGTTTCACTCGTAGCAATCTTACGAAGACTGAAAGTAGTATTCATCTTGTATTTTTCAGCAGGTTCCGGTTCGGGTGTAATAAACTCTTTATCTTTGAAATAAGGAACAAGCGTTGCCTTCATCTTTTTTGGCCTACCTTGTGTTGTAGTCACATCTTTTAAATGAGCATACCCGTCTTTATCAATATCAATACATGAGTATGTCTTAAAGTCAATTACTGTTAATCCTCCTACTTCAATCATTTCAATCTCTCCACATCTTCAATAGTGTTAATGTCTGCTACGAACTTATCGTCACGGATTCTTTTCATCCGAGGGAAACGCAAACCAATATTTCCCTTTGCATCAGTGCTAACCAAATCGGCCTTTACTTCCAAAACAATTCTTGGAAGGAACTCATATCGTCCATCAGAAAAGTTTTCCACAATCTTTCTAAGTTGTCCGGTTAATGTAATTAGTTGTAAATCGGAAAAGCCCGTACCAATTGAACCTATGTTTGTAAAACCATTATCAGACTTTACTCCGATTTCAAATGTACCAAATACATTTGACCTACGACCTTCCCCATAAGATGCCGCAAGAATAACCACATCTAATTCAATTTGTGGCGGTTTGTATTTTGCCCAACCTGTGCTTCTTTTGCCCGCTTCGTATGGCATAGAAGCATCCTTTACAATAATACCTTCAAACCCATCATTTATTGCTTGATGGTAAAAAGCCATAACATCTCCTTCTTTATCCATACGGTGCGCTTGGTCTGGGTTTGATTTAAAAATCTCTAATCGTTCAAAATAAGATAAGTCCATAAGGGTGCGCTCTCCCCACTTCAAACAGTCGAAGATAACCCACCGTACCGGCACTCTATTCATGGCCTCGGTATGGTCTTTAGAATGCACTCTCGTACCCATTTTCTTATGCTCATCGGGCGTTCCGTCCTCTTTGATTGGGTAGATTTCACCGTCGAAAATCGCTTGCATAACTTCGTAATTACTTATGAGTTCTGCAACATCAGCGAATTGAGGGGTCACGATATTACCTTTACGATTAAAGATAATTACATCTTCTCCATCTTTGTGGATTTGATACCTATTACCATCATACTTATAATCAACGATTCTGTTTTTAGGCCACTTATTCATAGGCACTTCTTTTGCTAGCATAGGTTTAATGAACTTACCATGAGTTAAATTACACGGAGGTTCTTCTCCACGCTCATAGTGAGATACTACGCTTTCGATTGAATTAAAATTACAATGCTTCTTAACGATAGCCTGTTTCTTATTAAAGTGCTTTGCAATAATTTTCTTTACTACTCCATCCCGCAAACCATTTCTTGTTGTTTTCAACCAATAGCGAATGAACCATTTTGCTTCTAAGGCAGATAAGTCTGCTAAGAAAGAATCAACTGTTCTATACGCCTCGGAATCTACACCTGCACAATCTAATGAAAGAATCCTGTAAAATGTAGCAAGACTGTGTTCTGTTTGAGTCACTGCTGATGGGTCAAGATAATAAATAGCATCGCCTAAATCATCATGGACATTATATTCTTGTTCGATTTCATCATCAAAACAGTTATACATTTTAGTTAGCCACTTCTTTGCTTTCGCAAGCCCAATATTATTGGATGGGTATTCTTGCGAAAGAATAGCAAAGAATGTTGCTTTGTCTTCAAAATTCTCCAGTTCCCTCGAAATTAGCGTTGCTTGTTGTGTTGGAGTCAATAACTCCGTCGCTTCTAATAATCTCGTAAATTTTTTCATTGTCATCTATAATCACTTCTCCTTTGTTTATTTTTATAATTAATTCTTTTAGAAGGTTGCTTATCTTTCCTTCGTTCTTTTCTGAATAAGACCACATAGCGTTTGCTAAGTATTCCCAATCACTCTTCTTCACTAAGACCACCTATTAATCTTGTGAAATTAACATTCATCATGTGAACAGCATTTGCTTCTTGGACTTTATTAAGTGTTAGAAACTTATCTGCCATTGTCATTAGTGTTGCTTGACTGATAAAAATCGCATACTTAGAAAGTTCTTCGTCTGTTTGTATTTCCCAATACATAACATATGTTGATTTGGTGTATTGGTTAGATTTACTCATTGTAGCAAATTGCTGATTGAATAAATCAAGCCATCTACCTTCAAGTTTCTTTCTCATTCCTTTAGCCCAAATGTTCATGGACTTATCTGTTTGCCAATGTTCTTCATAATTCATTCTTCTTCCTCCTTATTTTGATTTAGTGCTTGCTTCACAAGAGCCACATTTGTTCTTTCCTGTTCCATGAACAAATTTATGACATTCATAAATTTAATTGAACAACTCTCAATGTGATGCTTTTGAACTCTACAACCCTTGCCTGTGTTTGTTTCGTAAAGCATTTGTTCTTCAACATACTGAGCAAATAAATCTACAATAGCACTTGCCTTTGAAGCAAATCTAGGAACAGCACCGTTTCCATATTGCCTATTTTGATTTGCCTTGCGAACACTTTTTCTTGCCTGTGATTCTGCTATTCTTTTTTCTTGAAATTCACTCATCTAAAACCCTCTTTAGTACACTTAATAGTTTCTTTGCTTCTTCCATATTCAAACGAATACCTTTCCTTGTTGGCTTGTTGTTAGAGTGCCAACGAATATCCAAGACTTT